TGGGAAACAACCACAGCCGAGGTGCTTGCATCTTTGGGTGCTGTTGCTTTGCTGGAAGGCGCACAGCCTACACCTACACGCTATCAAACAGTTTTTCGTGATGGCGTAGAACAGATTGATGGTCAATGGTTTACTAAGTATTCCGTGGCTGACATTGATGACGAAGCAAAAGCAGCTAAAGACGTTGAGCAAGCTAAGTCTGTTCGTCAAAGCCGTGATGAAAAACTTAAAGAAACTGACTGGCGTTTTCGTAGTGATCTAACACCTTCTCAACAATGGAAAGATTATTGCCAAGCATTACGTGATATTACGGCTCAAACTGGATTTCCTTGGGACATCGTTTGGCCTGAACAACCTTAAAATAACGTAAATTCCAAAGGTCAGACATGAGCGACTATCAGCGTTTACGCACTCCTTTTACTAAACTCACATTTACCCCAGATGTCCCTAGCGATGCTTTGGGGCCGATGGAATACAACTTTGGTAAAAACATTGAGACAGACGTTCGTGGCATCAAGAAGATCCTTGGGGAAGAGGAAATCTTGACCGCTATTCCTGCTGGTCAAATTTTTCTAGAAGGCGGGTTTCGAGGTGAAACAACTTGGGTCTATATCGTAGCTACACGGGACTCTAATAGCCATGGTAAGTGGTACATGATCACCAGCTCTGGCGTGTCAAACATCACCCCTGGTGTTGGTTCTAATCCAAGTGTTTATTTGTCTGGCTATGTAGCTGGGTTAAACATCACTACATCTTGGGTTGGTAACGTGTTCTTTATGAACGATACATTGAATAACCCAATGTATTTCTTGCCAACAGACAATGAAATCACCATTACTTCTGACGCAAGTTGGAACTATGACATTGGTGTAACTAGCACTAAGGCTGGATTTGTTCGTAACTACTGTTCACCAAACGTTGGCAACATTTTGATTGCTGGTAACTTAACCAAGGTTATCTCTGGGGTAACCCACAATTACCCAACAACGGTTCGTTGGTCACAAGCCTTTGCTAATACTGGCGTTCCTGCCACATGGGAACCAACATTAAACAACGTGGCTAACGAACAAGAAGTTCCTGTTCGTGGCCCATTGATTGACGGATTCTTCCTTGGAGCCAATTTCTATGTCTGCTCATATTGGGACACAGTTGTCTTCTCTCCCATTGCCTATCAAAACACAACAGCCCCAGTTTTCGGGGTACGGTTGTTTAATCAAGGTCGTGGGTTACTCAATAACAACTGTTGGACTAACACCGATGCAATGGTTTATGGCATCGATGCCCGTGACATCTGGGTCTTTGATGGGGCAAACTTCAGTTCCATTGGTAACCAAAGGGTAAAAAACTACTTCTTTGATAACCTGAATCCTGTGTACTTTGACCGTGTATTCATGGTCAACAACACCCAAAAGTATCAGATTGAGATTTATTACCCTGACCTGACATCAACTGGTTGGTGTAACAAGATGATCTCGTATCGTTACGACTTGGATTGCTGGAACCCTCCTAAAGACATTCATAACGCTTGTATGGCTACTGAAGGTCCAAGAGTGATTACTGGCGCATTCAGCATTGCATCACGTACTGTGGTTTATGCACGAGGTGAAGTTGCTAACTCTAAGTTGATCCAAACTGGAGTAGGTAATTCTTCTTTGGGAGAAGCTATTGATAGCCTATTCCAGCGTAACAACATCATGATGACAATGGCTGATGGATCATCAGTGCCTTACAGCTCGTCTGTTTACGTCCACCGTATGCTCCCTGAAGTATTGGGTACGGGTAAGCTGAACATCACTTTGGGTGGCGCTAACTCTGTTGGTCAGGCTGCTAAGTATGGTCAACAAAGCGTAATGGATATTGACACTGATTACCCTTGGGTGACTACAGAACTTCAGTCCAGCAGAACTGTATCGATCAAATTTGGTACAAATGACGCTACAGACACATGGATTGTCCCTGCTCTTAGCTATCAAGCCACTGTCACTGAGGATGCGTTCTAATGCCATTTGCACTTGACTCAGCTCCAGAACTATCAGAGATTTCTGAAGCTATTAACTATTTGTTAGCTAACTTCGGAAGTGGAGTTACTGCTGATCCAAACACAGGTCAGATTACAGGCCCTACGGGGAATGTCCTGTCTTATCTGTACAAGTACTTGGCTGTCAAATATGCTGATACTTTTGATGGCTCAAGCAACTTCAGTAACCTGCCAACCAATCGATTCTATTACGGCCTTCGTAATACTGATGATCCTGTTGAATCGACTAATCCAGCGGATTACATTTGGTACAAGGTAGATGGTGGCTTTGGAACAACTAAGTTCCTCTGGTATCAAACTGGTGGTGGTCGACAAGTTGACTTTGCTGTGGCTACTGCTGCTCCTAACAGCTACTTTATTCAAGCACCTACAGACTCTATTGACCTTGATGTTGTCACTGGCAACAATGGCAAGATGTATGCGATGCCTTCCATTTATACATGGACATCAAGTTCTACGCCTCCCGCCAGACCAACAACAACATCGACATACACATGGGCAACAGGTGTAATTAGTTCTGTTCCATCTGGTTGGTATTCAAGCGTTCCTGCCATGCCAACAGGTGCTAGTTACTTGTGGCAGATCATTGTTCCATTGATTGAGTCTATCAATACAACAACATCTGTATTGGATTGGACAAACACTAGCTACCCGATTACGGCAATTGCTGCTAATGGCGCTACAGGGCCTAGAACTACGACAGGCTACCTGTACTACGGTTTAGCATCTTTAACGGCTCCTAGCACCCCTACAGCCTCTGGTTACAACTATGTAACAGGTCAGTTTTCGTCACTGACAGCTAACTGGTCAACAAACTTTAATGCTCCATCTGCTACGGACACAACTAAGTTTTGGGCTTGTTACTACTCAGTATCTGAATCTACCTTTGGCGGCACTCAAACCGTAACTATTAGCTCTCCATTCAATTGGACTAACTTCAATGGCTTAGTGACATTTACTAACCTTGCTACCAATACTGGCACAACATTCATTGATGGTGGCAACATCACTACCAACACAATTAACGTCAACCGTTTGATTGCAGGATTGTTGCAAGGTTATACATTACGTACAGGTTCTGGTGGTCATGGGCCTAATGGCTTTGTTTTTGAAGTCAGTAGTTCTGGTGTTGTCTGGACTGACAACCTTGTAGGTGGTGTTGGCTACTTTGCCAATAACTATTCAACAGGCACGTTGCCACTTCAATCGTATTCGTATGGAAACATCGAAGGGTTTATTGGGGCTATCAGTGCTTCTGGATCTGGCGGTGGAAATGCCCACGGCATTCGTGGAGCTAACTACAAAGCTTCTACAACCACATCAGGTCTTGTAGGCGCAGCTAACGGATATGACTTTTATGCTGATGGCTCTGGTACTAACTATGGGCCATTTACGGGTACTCACGATTCGTTAGTTCCTATTGGCTCAACTTTTGAAGTTGGCGATATTGTTGTTGACCAACAGATCATTGAGCGCAACGGTGTATCTTCAACGATTGCTTTGGTGGCTGGCTCTATGACTCCTAACCAGCAAGGTGTTCTAGGCGTTGTTTGTGCTTTGCCAAGCCCTCTTGACCTGCAAAAACCTGCTGCTTTTATTGAAAGCATTACTGAAACTGGTGTCGTTATGAAACCTAGTTTTTATAGCTCATGTGCTATATATAACTTTATGCCAATCAATGCTGTTGGTGAAGGTCAAATCAACGTATGTGGTGAAAACGGTGATATTTCTGTTGGTGATTTGATCGTTGCATCAAGCACTTCTGGCAAGGGAATGAAGCAAGCAGATGATGTCGTAAGGTCATACACCGTGGCTAAATCTCGTGAAAGCGTGACGTTTAGTTCTCCTTCGGAGATAAAGCAAATCGCATGTATTTATCTTGGAGGATGAGATGGGTATTGGAACAGTAAATCAATTAGATCAAATTCAACAACCGCCATCACCTGGTAAAGATTCTGGTGCTGGTAAAGGGTTTGGTCAACAAGGTCAGAATGGTGTAATCACCAATACAGCTACTTCTGCACAACCCTCTATGGGATCTCCAAACCAATACTCACAGACTATCGGTTTAGGGGATAATCAGCAGCAACCACAATCGCCTACACCACAAGCTGGTAAGGGCAAAGGAGTTTAATATGGGCGGCGGTAAATCATCTGGAAGTTCAGCTCCAGTCGTAACGCAAGAGCAAAAAGACCTACTTGCAGCACAAACGGGTTTCCTTACAGGTACAGCATTCCCTGCTTACCAACAAACCCTTGGTATGGCTAATCAAGCCTATGGACAAGCTAATCCTGCTGCAATCGGTGCGGCTGAAACTGCTTCAAACGTAGCTGGTCAAACAGGGTCTACTCAGCAAGCCGCTGGTACTTTAGGTACTGGTTTGGGCATGGCTGGTTTGGCTTCCCTATTTGGACCTCAATACAAAGAACAGCAAGTTCAGGCTGCTTTGCAAGCTGGTCGCGAATCGGCTCGTGAAGCTCAAGCTGGTCAAAATGCCATGTACGGTGGCGCTGGTGGCTTGGGTTCATCTCGTATGGCTTTGGCTGACAAGAACTTGGCAAGCTTGAATGCTCAACGTCAGGCTACTGCTGCTGCTAGTGCTGCTGCTGGTGTTGAAGCTAACCGCGCTGCTGCTGCTAATCAGTTGGCTACTTTGGGTGGTCAACAACTTGGCGCTGCTAACCAGGCTGCTGCTGCACGTATTGGGTACGCTCAGACTCCACAAGATGTGTTGGCTAAATATGCCTCAGTTATCTATGGAACGCCACAAGCATCTACAACTCCAAGTTTTGCTGGCACTCAAGGTCAAAATACTAGCCAAACTGGTAAAGGCTTTAAGATTTAAAAGGATTAAATATGCCATTTGATTTTGCAAATTTTGTTAATCCAAATCAATTCTCTGATGCCGGAACGTTGGCTGGGTTTGATCCTAACCAACAAATGAAAGGCATCCGTGATGTGGCTGCAACATCAATGGGTATGCCTAGTCCACAAGCGGGGGGTGTAGCTCCTCCAAACCAATCATTCACTGATGTGATGGGTAACTTTGCCAAGCAAGCCGTTGCTCCATATCAACAAAAGTTTGATCAATTTACTGGTGTTGCAGGTCAAGCTGCTCAAGGTAATTTTGGCAATGCTGCCAATATGATGCTTGGGAAAAAGGTTGAACAAGAAGCAGCGCCTACGATCAATTACGACTATCAATGGCATTAAGAGGTAAAACATGGCAGATCCCATTGCACCACCTGGCGTAGAAGCCCCTGTAGACGTTGCAGTACCTGAAGCTCTCAACGCAATCAATAATGCTGTTCGTGCTGGCGGTCAAGATCCAAAAGCAAACATTGCTGCTGCAAATGATATTCAGGCAAAGATTGCTCAAGATGAGACAGGCCATATCAACACTACATCTCAATGGGGTGCAGTAGTTGCTAACTTGTTGATGCGCGACTACAAAGGCGCATTGAATGCTTACAACGGCGGTCAAACTGAAGACATTGAAGGTCGTACAGCCACTGGTCAAAAGTTCTACAAGCAATACAACGCTCGTGGTTACACAGGCAAGATGTATGACATCAACGGCAAAGAGCTGAATGCTGATCAACAAGCGCATGTTGAACAGAACATGGGTGGTGTTTTCACGCCTCGTGATCAATCTGTTTTGCAATCAGGCTTGTTCAAGGGTTTAAGCAACTCTGAGATTGCTCGTGTAACAGGTTTGTCCAATCAAGTGGTTGGCAGCATGAAAACGGCTTATGAAACTAGCCAAATTGCTTCTCGCATGAATCAAGGCTTGGTTGAGCTGGATAGCTTGACTAAAAAGTTGTCTGGCAAAGAAGGTTCAGCAAACGTTTTGGACTTGATTCATAACGCTCCTGCTGACGTTCGTGCTGCGATCTTCCGATTCAAAACTGGTCAACAGACTACGGCTGCTGGTACAACTGCTGGCAAAACAAAGTCTGAATCTGGTTCTTCTACTACTCAAGACACTGGAACAGTCAGTGGGAACATTGGCAAACGTCTTGTTGGTGGGAATATTTCTGCGACAGAAACCAAATCTGGTACAGCAGGTGAAAGCCGTGGTACTGAAATTGGCGAAACAGCTAGCAAGTCTGCTGCTGGTCAAGAAGACATCCAAAGCAAGATTCTTGGGTATGTTCAAACAAAGGTTGATCCTGAGCAAGCCAAAGACGTTATGCGTTGGATTCAATTGACTCAAATGGTTAATGAATCTCAAGCCAACTTGGAAAAATCTCCAGAACGTGCGCCAGGTGTTGTGTCGGTCGCCCCAACTGAATTGGGGTTGACAGATTCAAAGTCAGCCTTTGATAACAACATCAATCTACGCCGTAACAATGCTTTAGAGGCTGCTTGGTCTTCTTTTGTGTCTCACAACGTTCGTCAAGGCCGTCAAAACATTGGTGGCGATGAGATGCGTAAAGAGTTCATGGACACAAATACATATAAGGGAATCCAAAATATGTATAACTATGAAGCTGAGACAAACAAATCCGGCAAGCGTCCTGAAGTCAAAGAAGGCACGGTTCATGTTAATGAGAAGAACCGTCCAGTTATTTATCGTAACGGAAAGTGGGAGGATGTAAATGTCCGCTAATAACGCTTCTCTGTATGAGTCAGCTCGTGAAGAGATTGAAAAGCCAATTGATTATTCTGGTCTTGGTTTAAAGGCTAAAAAGATTACTGAAGGAGCTGGCCCTATTCAGCCGCCTATTGGTCAAGCAACTCTTGGCGCTGCTAAAGACATTGCTGAAACAGTAGGAGCAGATGTAGGCGATTTAGCTGTTGGCGCTGCTGGCTTGTATGGTTTAAAGAAGTTATGGGATAAATATCAAGAATCTCAAAAGCTTCCACCTGCTGCTCCTCCAATTACAGCGCCTACGACACCTCCAGCACAAGCTCCTGTTTCTCCTGTGTCTAATCAAGGGCCAGCAGCATCTAAAGCTATTGTTCCTCCCACGGCTGAACAGATCAATGCTGCTATGCCTAATGTTGAACAACAAGCTGCACAAGCTGGATTCACTAAAGGTCAAGGTGTTGGTCAAGTAAGCAAGGCAGACATTCCTGTTTTAACTAATTTAGAAAACGTAAAACTTGCTGAAGAAGTTAAAAAAGGTATTGCCCCTGAAGCTACTGCCCTGACAAAAGAGCAAAAGGGCATGAAGAACTATCTGGTCAGCCAATATGGCGGCGGTCCAGAAGGTGAAGCTGCTTACAAGAAAATCATTGAGATTCTTGGTGAAACACCTGCTTATGAAAAAGGTCAAGGTGGTGGCTTGAGCAAAGAAGCAAATCAGTTGATCAAGGATTGGCGTAAGTCAAACATTGAAGGCCCTAAAGTCAACCTGACTCACGACATGAAGAAGGTTATGAAGGGCGCTGGTGGCTTGGCGATCTTGACTGCATTGCCTGGCTTTGCTGAAGCTGCTCAACAAAAAGATGTTGGCAAGATGGGTGACATCTTTACAGACTTCTTTGTACTGCCCTTTGCTCAATCCCGTGGTCTTAACGAAGGCGAAGAGCAAGAGCTTGCTAAACGCCGTTATGAAGGTGCTGTCGGCGGTGGTCGTGGCATCGCTCCTCCATCTGCATATCAACGATAAATCATGGCAACAATCAACACAACAGAAGCTCGTTTGGACACACATGAAGAGGTGTGTGCCTTTCGTTATGAGCAAATCAATGCTCGTTTGAAACGTCTTGAAGGAATTTTGATCAAGGCTTGTGGAGTCATGCTAGTTGGCATGGCTGGGGTTATCTGGGCTTCTACGGTTTCTCATCTGAAGTAATGTGCCAATCGGTACAGCACTCTTTGCAGCGACTACTGCGTTCCAGTTAGTCAAAGAAGGGTGCGCTCTTTACAAAGAAGTAAAGGGTGTTGCTGGCAACGTCAAGGGAATCATTGATGACATCAACTCTCAGTTTGGTGGCAAGAAGGTTTCTAAAGAACAAGCCAAGAAGATAGAGGAAGAAAAGAAGCGCATAACTGAAGTAGCCAAGGCTGATCCTACTGAAGTGATATTCAAGATAGGTGAAGAGCTTGGAAACATGTTTGATGCGTTTGACAGGGTAGAGGCTTTATTCTGGGAACAGGAAAGAGAATCCAAGAAGTTACAGGCTGCTGATGTATCTCTAAAGAAGATGGCTCTCAAGCGAATCTTAGTTAGACAAAAGCTACAGTCAATGCATGTAGAGATACGTGAACAGATGGTTTACCACTCACCCCCAGAGCTAGGTGCTTTGTGGAGTCAGTTCGAAGAGATGAGAAATCAGATCGAAGAAGAACAGACATTAGCAAGGAATAAGCAGGATCGTGAGGATGCTGCAAATAGAGCAAGCAAAGACAAAATGGTGCGTGATGCAAAAGAGAAAGCTTGGGAAGCTGCTGTCACGTTCTTTGGTTTGTTTTATCTATGGTGGTTATGGTGGGCACTCAGAAATCAGGTCGCGCAGATGGGGTCTTCTTAGCTCACATGCTGGTACTTGCTGTACTGGCACTGGTTCTTTATCTCATGTACGTTGTTGTACTTGACGCCATGATGAATCACGAACAAGCAAAGGCTGACCGCAAGAAGAATGAAAAGTTACGTAACGAAGTTGAAACTGTCTTAAAAGACATTAGAAAGGTAAACAATGCTTCCAATAGTAGCGGGGATCGTAGCGAACCTGATCAATAACGGTATGCACAAGGTGGCTGACGAAGTTGTTGAAAAGGGTGTTGATGCTGTTCAACAGAAGCTGGGTATTGAGTTGAAGCCTGAAGGTGAAGCAACCCCTGAATACAACGCCAAGCTCCAAGAAGAGGCTAATCGTCATTCAGAGTTTATGGCTGAGTTAGATGAGAAGTCTGCTCAACGTGCTACTGATATGCAGCTGATTGCCATGCAGTCTAGTGATTGGGTGGTACGCCGATTCAACTATCAAATGGCTTGGTTCTTGGTTGTCGTGTCGTTTGGTTACTTCTTTGCTGTTTCTTTCCTGCCTGTTGAGAACCGTAACCGTGACTTTGTGAACATCGTTTTAGGCTTCTTGATCTCTCAAGCTGTGACTGCTGTGATCCGTTTCTTCTACGGCGCTGTACACAACGACAATGACAAGAAGGATGAAAAGAAATGATCATCACTCTGGACAACATCATTGCTGCTGGTGTTAAACCAGAGGTAGCTAGGGAGTGGCTTGCTCCTATCCAAGTTGCCTGTGAGAAGTACCAGATCAACACCAAGTTCCGTGTTGCTTCTTTCTTAGCTCAGTGCGCTCATGAGTCTGGTGGCTTCACTATGCTTGAAGAGAACCTGAACTACAAGGCAGCTACATTGGCTGCTTGCTGGCCTCCAAGGTTTGCTGTACAAGAGCCTGACCCTAATAAGCCTGGTAAGACTCGGGCTAAGAAGGATGAGAAGGGTAAGAACATCCCTACCAGGCTGGCAGAGGCTATTGCTGGTAAACCTGAACAGATCGCTAACCTTTGCTACAGCTCTCGTATGGGCAATGGTCCTGCTGAATCAGGGGAGGGTTGGTTATATCGTGGCAGGGGTCTAAAACAGCTCACAGGCAAGGATAACTACACAAGATGTGGTGCAGGTATTGGCGCTGACTTTGTAGGCCATCCTGAGCTTCTATTGCAGCCACAGTACGCTGCTCTATCTGCTGCATGGTTCTGGTCAGCCAACAAGCTAGATACCTTCGCTGACAAAGAGGACATTGAAGGCATGACTAAGAAGATCAATGGTGGTCTGATTGGCATTGAGAACCGCAAGAAGCGTTACAAGGACTGTATTGCTTCTTTTGGTTAATCCCAAGCCTCACTGATCTTTTCCATAACGTAGACAGCAAGAGCGACTGCCAGTAATGTCAGTCCTCCTATTGTCAAACAGAACAAGATCATGTCCATCATTTTGTACCTGCCTTTGAGTAAACATGAAATTCCCTTGGACGAAGCATGTGATCCTTCTTTGCCAACCAAGGGATAGTTCCAAATCCTGCACGTTCTAGACGTTTCTTTTCTAGAGTACGTGAGACTGTTTCTGCAATCTTTGCTGGATCTGCTTGTTTAGGTTTCTTGGGTGCTTTTGCTTTTTCTTCAGCGATGTACTCTTTCCACTGAAAAGCGTTAATTGATTTACTCATTGATTGACCACTCTCGTTCTTTACGACCAGAAAAAGACTCTACTGTCTGGCCTGTTAATTTAACCATCCCAAGCTTTTGCATCTCTGGCAGTCTACGGGCAATCTGATTGCCATCTAAGCCCGTTGTATAGGCTATCCCATCCTTACCCATAGGACCGTTCTCTTTGAGGGCTTCTAGGATGGTTTGGTAGTGTTTTGGAGCGACCATCGTAATTGAATGACCTGCATCTTTAGATGTCTGGGGGTCTTCTTTACGTGATCGGGCGAATAGGTTACCAAGATAAGGGATCAAGATTTATCTCCTTTGCTTTTTTTTCTTTGATGTCAATTTTGACTTGCTTGGCAAAGTAAACCTTTACCGAATGCCATTCATAGTGACACCGACCAATGCTTTTCATTTTTACCTGATACTTGTCAATACAGTCCTCGCATATCGTTATAGGTTCTTTAGCGTACCTAGCCTGATATAGCCATTCCTCGTATTGTTTGTAGTCCCTGAAACAATCTGGAACTAGCTCTGATCGATTTGGATTCATAGAAGGAGGGGAGAACAAATCCAGTTGATTCATTTACTCCCCCTTTGTTTTACATCCCGCAGCCGCACATCATCTTGTTGCCAGCAGGTACGCAGCGATATGGTGCTGCGATTGGGCAAGAAGCTGATGCAGCAAACGAAACTGCTAATAGGATAATTGCGATTAACTTTTTCATTGCTTTACTCCAGTTGATTACCAAGGGATATCGTCATCCATGTCTTGAACTGACCCACGAGCAGGTGCTGCTTTACGGGTAGGCTGGGACACTTGACGGGGAGCATCTTCTTTTGGTTTTACAGACAAAGACATGAACTTTTGGCCTGTCTTTTCTGATGTTTTCAACCAAGAGGAGATCCAGTATTCAACGCCATTAACGTTGATTGAACCTTTGTAGTCAGGATGGTTGTCCTGCTCTTTTTTATCGTTCTTAAACAAAGCACCACGGTTTGTCGGGTCATACTGTGTCATATTTCATTCCTTTATTAATCAATTTAGTTTGAGTAAGCGCACGTTCAATAGGCCATTTTGCAAGGCGTTCTCTTAGTGACGCTTCGTTAATTCCGATTTCTTTTGCCCAATCTGTTATGCATTGCATCTTTCCATTGAACTCAATTAATCGGGTTCTTGAGGTGTTTCGCATTTGAGTTAACGAATCAGCCCAAATACAGTTCTCTGGTGAATAACCTTTTGAATTATCAATTCTTTCAATTGATGCTCCAACTGGAGGCTCACCCATATCAGCCAGAAAGTTAGGGAAACTTAGCCAACGTTCGCAGACTGTAATTCCCTTGCCACCATATTTGGCGTATCTGACATGATTCTTGTCACGGCAACGCTGGATCATTCCATTCCAACGACCATATAGTGGGTGATAACGAAGTCCATGATGCGCTGCCATACGTGTTCCTTATAACGTTTTAGCTTTCTTGATAGCGGCTCGTGTTGGTGCTGTTAACTGCCCCCACAGCCACACTTGTTGGTCAGATTCCAGAGCTGCATCATTGACCATTTTCATGGCTTCTAAAGCATTTCCTTGTTTGACCAATTCCTCGCAAGATAATGCCATCTCGCTGAGAAACTCTTTTTCGTCATCAGGGATGTTATTGCCTACATCTCCCTTTGGCGCAATGATTGGCGCATCACCTTTGCGTCCTGTTGTTGCATCCAGGGCATCGTGTTCTACGATTTCAAGCGCGGTGACCCATAAGTACCTGCGCGAATAAGTTTCTACGGCTCCCATATTTTGGATGGGGTGAACACCTTTGAGGTTTGCTTCAGCCATAGGACTGGTTAAAACGATGCTGGAGCCATCATCTGTGTCTGTGATGGTCAAGGTAGCCAACTCATTGTTGAAGCTCACAACGCCGCATAAACCGATCTCTGAGAAGATCTGCTGGATTTGTGGCAAGAAGTCACCAAGCTCAAAGTACTGGAAGCCAGCAAACTTGTTAAGCCCAGATTTCTTGAGTGGTGTTCCTTGCAATCGGATACGTGCTTGCATCAATTTCTTGTGTACTGAACTCATTGCTTTGCTCCTTCAAATGCTGTGCCGATTTCTTGGTTGATCAGACGAAGCTGAGACTTATCATCCAGCTCGTGGAAATATCGCCATGCTTTCTGATCACAATCGCATCCATGACCACCATCAACAACTAAGCAATAAGCACAGTATTGATCATTGTCTTCACTGAATGCTTCTTTGTATTGGTCTAATAAGCTTTTCATTTGCATTACATTTCTCCTTAAATAGCAGTCTTTGCCAAAATCAATTCAATACGTTCAATCACTCTATCTCTTACCAAGTCTGTGATGTCTGAGCCATCTGTTGTCTTGAGCTGGTCAACAACATACATGTCGTCATACAAGCGGTGATAGACAACCAGTAACTTCACATCTGCATACTGCATGTGCCGTATGTAGCGTGATGTCTTCATGTCCCATTGAACAGTGTTTTCTTTCCAATCCATATCAGTACTTAACGAAAACATAAATGATACCTGCGTAGATACACAATGCAAGCACTATCAACAGTTTGTCGCTAAAACACAAATAGTCAGTTGGGATGTCACACCACTGCGCATACTCCACTTTTGTTGGACGAGATGTGCGGCTGTACATCAGTACTGTTGGGTTACTGTCCTTCATCGAATGGATCTCCAAATGTTGATTGAATGCCTGTGTTCAAGTTGAACTGTTTACCGTCTTTGTCTTGGATCAGGTCACCGTTGTCTGCTAACCAGTAGTCACCACACTTGATGAATGTCTGGTCATCATTGAGTGATTGCTTGATGTGGTCAGTAGTCAGGTAAGTGCGTCCTGAAAAGATATTGAAATCAATCATCCCATTCTCCTAAGTCAACTTCTTTGATTACATACTCACAACCCATGTTGTCTGACAGCTCTTTAGCCATCTCTTGAGCATCTTCCAGGGTTGGTCTGGTAGACACATAATGCCTCAGCGTCTTGTTCAATACGATATACAACTTCATTCCCATACTCCTGCGTCTATCTTTTCTTCACATATTTGCTGAATCAACTCAGCAAGCGTCTTGGCCTCAAACTGGGCAAATCTGTTGATCAGATCTACTGCCACTTGGACCCCAGCTTTGTGCCCTTCTTTGAAGGCATCTACTGCATCCATGTAACCTCCTTTCGTTGGTGTAGGAGGAGTGTAGAACAACCAAGGTTAATGTCTAGAACTATTTTTTAATCAAGATTTCAAGTGCAATTAAGAAAATCAATCGCCACATTGATGTCGTCTGGGTTATTATCGCCACGTTACTAACCAACCTAGAAAGACTATGAAACTGAGTGATTTACCAAAAGACGTTACCTTGTACCAGGTAGCAAAGGTGTTGGGCTTGTCAGCGCCAGCCACATATAAATGGCGCAAGACAGGAAAGATCCCATCACTGCGTGTGTATGAGTTGAAAGAAAAGAAACCCGAGTGGTTCAAGGAGAAAAAATGAAGAATATCGTCATTGCTTATTGTTTTGCAGTCAGCCTGATTTACTGCGCGTTCTCTCTGATTGGCTGGTCATGGGACGCTGGTACTTGGAGCATGGAGATGCGTACCGTGTTTGGTGTGTTTGTATTTATGTTCTGGATAGCTTTCTGGATGAAGATTGAACATGATCGTGAGGTGTGGTGATGGGCAAAGGTAGCGCAAGACGACAACAAGAGATTAGTCAACAGAAATTTGCTGATCAATGGGACGCCATCTTTGGCAAGAAAAAAGAAGAAGCTGAAAAAATGCAAAACATGCCACACGATCAAATGGTCAAGATGGCTTATGGATTAACTGACAAAGAAAAGGAAAAGAAATGAGTTATGCAGAAATTGAACTTAAAGTTCTTCGTTGGAGTGAAAAAAGAAAGATCATCCCTAACAGCACTGCTTTAGCGCAAGCCAAAAAAGCGGTTGAAGAAGCACAAGAACTCTACGATGCATTGCTTGAAGGAGACTTTCAAAAAGCAAAGGATGGAGTCGGAGATACAGGCGTCTGCCTTATTAATGTTTGTGCTTTGATGGATGTCAATTACACGGATTGTCTTGAATTGGCATACGAAGAAATCAAGGACAGGACAGGAACCATGGGCGCTGACGGGATCTTCTATAAGGACCAATGATGCCAAGTTGTAAAGATTGCATGAACAAAGGTTTAAAACCAACTTTAGAACCTTGTTTAACTTGTATGCGTTCAACTACATATCCTGCATATGTTGCTGAAACAGCTTTAAACGTCCAAGAAGGCGGTCAACACTACAAGTCAAAGGCTATCCAGCCTGTTGTCTACATCCATGCCAACAAGCTTGGATTCTGCGAAGGTAATGTCGTAAAGTACATCACCCGTCACAAAGAAAAGAATGGTGCAGAGGACATCCGTAAGGTCATCCATTACTGCGAATTGCTATTGGAATTGGAGTACAAAAATGAAACCACATAAACATTCAGAGCTGATCAAAGCATGGGCTGATGGTGCAAAGATTGAGTTTTTTGACGATGTATGCCGTGCTTGGTTACCAGCACCTAAAGCCCCTGCTTGGGATGAAAACACTTTGTACCGCATTAAACCAAAATCAGATTTTCAACAAACTATGGATGTGTATATGAACAAGATGTACAAGCACTATCCAGAGGATATTAGAAATCGACGTTTGATGATTGACAACTTCTCCTTACTTGGCACTATGAATCTGACATTTGACGGAACAACTGGCCAACTCAAATCAGCGGAGGTTCTATGAGTGAAGTCAACATCATCCTGACAGACAAAGAAGATGGCACATTAGGTGTGCGTATTCTTGCTGAACCATCTGAGGAATACAGCCAAGCTCATCAGTTAGCTGCTGTTTTTCTTGAGATGCTGAAAGACATGGATAACAAACCAAAGATCATTACTAATTGATGGTATGATTCATTCGCGCCGTGGAAAGCGTAAATGGTCGGTATCTGAGTCTCCATTGGGGACGGCCCCAGATGCCGTTTGACACTTAAAACGTGTGACCGACCCGGTAATTTCCATACTGGGACTGTCCACCAATGGGGACTTATGCACTACTACCAATTCAATATTGGTGACTATCAAAGTCACACTGCTCACTTATCTGACATTGAAGATTTAGCTTATCGACGTTTGCTCGATTGGTACTATCTTCACGAGTCACCAATTCCTAATGACATTCCTGAGATTGCTAGACAAATCAGGATGCGTTCGCATACCGAAAGCATTACAACCGTACTTAAAGAGTTCTTTGAGTTGACCAAAAATGGATGGTCATCAGTACGTGCAAATCGTGAGATTGCTAAGACAGGTGAGAAATCTGCTAAAGCAAGTGCTAGTGCCAAAGCTAGATGGAATAAGGGTTCTGATGCGAACGCATTGCAAACGCTATCCGATAGCAATGCTACACATAACACAAGACACATAACACAAGACACAAAACCCAAGAAGGAGGCAACTGACGTTGCTATTGTTTTTCCAGAATGGTTGCCAATGGAGACATGGGATGCGTTTATCAAGATGCGTAAACGTATCAAGAAGCCTCCAACAGACTATGCAATTAAGCTCTTGATCAACAAGTTAAATGGCTTTCGTGAAAAGGGTCAGGACGTTAAAGAAATCCTTGAACGTTCAATCACAAGTAGTTGGCAAGATCTGTATGAGATTGCAGTGGTTAAACAACCTGTCAACAAGTATGACGCAGTTATGACTACTGTGCCTGGTTCAACAGTTCGTGATCCAGCCTTGGTGAAGATTGAGGAAGATTCGAAGAGCGCTGCTGCACCTTCCTTGGAGACTCTTGCTCGTTTGGCAGAGTTGCGTAAAAAAATGGCAAGTGAAAAATCATGAACAAGAAACAAGCACACATCATCCTTGATGAAGCAAAGAAAAACAGATACGTACCTATCAAGCAAATCAACGAAGCCTTGATAACCCTTGGAGACCTAGATGTACGAGAAGTCGATTCAGACACTTACGAAGCATTACGCAGAGATGGCAATGAATCCCCATACCGTAGAACACGCTCGTTACCAAGTCCGAGTTTTACGAGATGACTTATCAGGGTTGTTCAAAGATTTACCTGAGTTAATTAAAGTAAAGATGAAGGAGTTGCAAGATGCAAAGGAATGAAATCATTGAGATGGCTAGACAGGTTGGTTTATGCAGAACTCAATCAAACTTTAATGATTGGATTGACGCAGGACCAAGCGGATATGAACTTGAAGAGTTTGCCAAGCTGGTTATGAAGAACGATTTACTTCGTCTGACAACATTGGCTGAAATGCTGAGTAATGCTCAAGCGGTTGAGCGTGAGGAGTGTGCAAAGGTGTGCGAAAAGCAAATGGAAGATAGTCCGTGGTTTATTGAGGCGGCGGCAGCAATCCGAGCAAGAGGTGAAGCATGAGAAAGCAAGATTACTTGAGATTCGCTGAATGCTGTTTCATGTACATGCAAGCAGCCAAAGAAGACAAATCGTATAACGAACAGTTCTGGGAAAAACGAATGTACGAAGCACTTTTTGAATGGGCAGGATGGAAGCAATGAAAAAGAAAAGAAAAGCATATAAACCCAAGGGCGTCCGCTTAGACTGTATGAACTGGGTTCTATCTGGATTTAAAAAAGTAGCTGATGTACCAGATGCTGGAGTAAAGCTACTAATCCGTAACCATGCAGCCTTTGACGAGATCAGAGAAGGCAGAGGAACCACAGAACACGTAGACACCCTGATCCACATGGTCAACATGGCAGAAGCATTGGCAGACCTTCAGCTCGGCAGGGATTGGTTACCTGAGATCTATCAAGCCCAAGACGCTATCTACAGCCTTGCTCAAAGAGGCATCAGTGGCAAGAAGTTCTTGTTTACTGGAGAAGAGTTAACCATTGTCCAACAGATCATTGAACTCCATGATGAACAGTTGAATAACTGTCCTGTAAAGACGATGGAGAAGGCATTGGACAACATTGCAAAAGAGTACGTGCATGACAAGATGCGCCGTATTGCACCTTTGGAGACGACATGATCAAGTTCACCATTGAAGGCGATCCAGTAGCTAAGGGTCGTCCACGTTTTGCCAAACGAGGCAATTTCATCTCAACTTACACCCCTGCCAAGACAAAAACCTACGAAGAGTCTGTTGCACTGGCTGCTCAGTACGCAATGGATGGTTTAAAGCCCTTAGAAGGCCCTTTAACGGCTTTAATTTTCTTTTACATGCCAATCCCTAAGTCATCAACAAAAGCCTTTAAAACGGCCTGTAATTCAGATGACCATGAACACGCAAGACGCCCAGACTTAGACAATCTGTTCAAGAGCGTTACCGATGGGATGAATGGGATTGTCTATGTTGATGACAGCCAGATCACTGTAGCTGCTCTGAGAAAGGTTTATTCGGAGAATCCGAGAGTGGAGGTAGAGATCCATGTCAACAACGTTTAGAGATCCCTTTGCTGATTACGACAACATCAAGCCTCCAGAGTGGTTTTCAGAAGAAAAAAGAGAGAAAAACCGAGCCAGACGCGCCAAAAAACTAGGTAGACCTATTGGTAAACATGGTGGTAGACGTAAGGGTGCTGGCAGAAAAGCAACAAAACCCAAAATAAATGTTGTCGAGGGGTTGAATGTTGTATTCAAGTTAAATAGAATACAAGAACTATCACTCAAAGAGATGGGTGATGGAGATGTCAATGCAGGGATCCAAGCATTGATAGACAAGTACCTCTGAAAGGAATTGAAATGCAAAGCAAAGAAACGTGGCCTTTTCCGGCCTTCCCAAACCCATTATGGGAGCCGAAGTGGCTCATAGTCAAGCAAGACGACGGGACAACCAAGATGATTGACAACCCCGATTACGTTGAGCCGCCACCGAGCGAGCCAGAGGATGAGGTCGACGACGTACCGGAAAGCGCAGGCGCCTGGGTCGTCCGCTCCGGTCCGTACTTCGCAACACACCTAGCCTGCACAACGAAACCTGCATGGTGGCGCAGGGCGCTCGTCAAGTTGGCAACAGGTTGGACATGGAAGGATCACAAATGACACAAGATGAAATCATTGAGATGGCTAGACAATCTGGTATGGATTATTTGAAATACATAAGCCCTGAATCATTTGAAAAAGTTACAGTTTTTGCCAAACTGGTAGCAGATAAAGAGCGTGAGGCGTGTGCAAAGGTGTGTTACGACTTAATGTTGAGAGAAAACCCATACGAAAGATGGGAAGGCATGAAGTGGTGTATGGACAGAATCCGAGCAAGAGGTGAAGCATGAGCTGGCCCTTCCCTACATTCCCCGCTGTACCTTGGACTGCCAAGCAGATCAAAGAATACGCGCAACAACAACGTC